TATCCAGCACCGCTACAAGAAACCATCAGTTGCTTGGGCACATTGGCGAGCAAATGGATGGTATTAAGTTTCGCACCACTTGGATAAGTGATTATGGAAGGTGGGTTGTCCCGCTACCTGCGAACACGGGACACTAACCAACTAACAAAGGAGATATATGGCACGAGGAAATGGCAGGACAATCAATGTCAAGATACCTACAGTAAAGGTAATCAAAGCATTAGAACAAGCACTGAATAAATTAGAACTTGACTACACCTCACAAGGTGAGGCTGAAACAAAGTTTCAAGAGGCTACAGAAAAATGGCGCCAAGAACTTATTAAGTTTGCAATGGATAACATATCTACTGCAGTTAATATCCGTGCTTGCTATCGTCAATGGACAAACAATCTCAATATTGATTTTGATTTAACAGTCAAAGAGAATGTTCTTCCAGAAGAACCATCACGTGACTTTGAACAAATCAATGTTCATACTTATCGTGAGATGAAAGAAGAGATATCAAATGCTATTCGTATCCTTCAACTTACTGATGAAGAAGTAGTATCAACATCTACTTATAATTCGATAGCAAAATATCTATAGCAAGTCTAAGCGCAGAATTTATGCGAGAGGATGTTAAGTTAGAAATCAATGAGTTAGATGGTAAGTATAATCCATTTGACCGCGATACAAATGTCCGTATAGTAGAGGATGTTCGTAAAGCAATTGACAACATAGCAGATGGAGTTGTTCCATCAGCCAAACATATAGCAGAGATAGCCATTGCTACTAATGAGAACCTACAAATCCGTGACTTTCTCATGGGTCTACGTCTTGAAAAAGATGTAGATTATATTGGCACTTATCTATCAGTAATTGGTAATGTTATTACTAAAGATAAATGTATTCCAATTGCTACCGTATTTACTACATACCTATATGAAGCAGAAGAAACAGAATATGCTAAAGAATTTCTTGGTAAAGTATTAGAAACTAATCCAGAATATTCATTAGCCAAACTACTCAAGCGTGTATATGATGCACAATGGCCAGCCTCAGAGATGAGAGAGATGGCAGTCAAACTACATGCTAGTATCCTAGAAAATATTTATGAGGTAGACAATGACAACAACTAATACTATATACGGAACAGCACGCAAAGCAGCCTGGCACAAAGCAGGTGTAGCAGTCGAAGCAACATCAGCCAGCGAGGTAGCCAGTCAAGCAGGACTAGACTGGTCAGTATCACTACACGATATAACAGCAACCTATACAGTTCCAGGTGAGAATGGAATGAATATGGTTAAAGATTATATTCCAGTAGAAAACAAAAAAGCAGTTATTAAAACCACACCATACGGCCAAACATCAGCCATTGGTGTAGTTGGTAATCGCTACAAAGTATTTCAGAATGCAGAAATCTTTGGAGCACTAGATAACTTAATTGATTCTAGTGGTATGAGATACGCAGCAGCAGGTGAGTATGATGGCGGTGGTAAAGTCTGGATGCTAATGGAAACTCCAATGGAGATGACAATAGCCAATGACCCACATGCAGCATTCTTACTAGCCAAGACTAGTCATGATGGTAGTAGTTCAGTAATCATCAGGCCAATCATTGAGCGTTTATTTTGTATGAATCAAATCAATAAGATATACAAAGGCAAAAACAAGTATACTTATCAGTTGAGCCATACAACTAATGCTACGTTATCTATATCAGAGATAAGTAATATCATTCAGTTAAGTTATGATATGGCTAATGACTACACACAACTAGCAGATATGTTGCTTGCCAAAGAGGCAAGCCACGAGCATGCAAAGAATTATTTCAAGCGTGTGTTTCCATTACCTACTAAGATAGAAGAAGTTAGATACGACTTACTATCTACAGGTGAAAAGAAACAATATACTCGTGCTATCCAGGCTAGAGAAACAGCATTCAATATTTATGCTGCCTCTCCTACACAGGAAAACATACGGAACACAGAGTTTGGTATGTGGCAAGCAGTCATAGAGTGGGCTGACTACAATGCAAAGGGTAAGAACCTAGCACTGCGTGCTATATCAGGCACTAGCGATAACATCAAAACTAGAGCATTAGAATTGCTTGGTGTTTGATGATATCAAAGTATAAAGAATGTAATGTATGTAGAGAAACAAAGTTGGTAGTATCAGAATCATTATTTGCCAATGGTTTGTATGGCTATTGGTGTGATGACTGCGATAAAGCAGAAGGTGCTACTCATCCACAAACATCAATCAAGGTAAGATAATGGGTAGAAATTTTGCTACAGAACTAGTTAGTTCTGATACAGATTTAGAATACCAAATTAAACTACACCTACGACACAACCATTACCCAATGGTTCCAGTATCTATGGTGCAACCTTGCATATACGCTATTGAAGCATGTAATGAAGAGTGTTATAATAGAATGATAGAACTACCAAGTGGAGTTCTCTGGCGTGGCCAGAGTTCAGCGCCTGCCCACGCCATCGTGGAAGGTTACCATTTAGACCCGTGGTTACTACAAGAACAGGAGATAGAATGACAATGTATTACACCGAGATAGATGGCACAGAGCCAACTATATCTATTCAAGTAAAAGATACTAAGTATACTTTTACTAATGATTCATTAGTTAGATTAATAGAAGAAAAAGAAAATCTTAGAACAGAATTAGTGCAGGTTGAGCGCAAACTCAAGAGCACTCAGTTTGATGTAAAAGAATTCTTTCAATCTAGATATGAAACAGACCAGTCAGAAATCTTATGTGAAGTAGATGATGTTAATAGTCTACTCAAAGATATAGGTAGTGATGAACTAACTAAGTCATGGTCAGCAACAGTTACTATCACAGCCACAGTTACAGGTATAGAAGCACCTAATGCTGAGGCAGCCCGTGAGATAATTGAAGATGCATTTGAAATTAATCTAACGGTTGATGGTGATGTATGGGTAGACGACCTAACGGTAGAGTCGTGCTATCCTGAAGCCTAATGTGATATACTAATCTTGAGAGCCCCTGGTTTCGGCTATCTCCTTTCTCAGGGGCTTCTCATAAAGGAGAGCAATGGCAAAAGTAGAAATAGATAGAGATAGATACGGTAGGCCACTGATAATTCCACCAACAGGTGGTAAAGCAATTGCCTATACTAGAGCAACTACAATTGCTAACTCATTGGATGATGCCTCGGCATTAACCGCTTGGAAAATGCGGATGGCAGCAATTGGATTAACTACACGGCCAGATATATTGTTATCAATAACAGCAGCACAAGATGACAAGATGGCAGTTAACTCTTTGATTGAAGATGCTATGGAAGTAGCAGGCGCAAACAAAGCAGCAAACATAGGCACAGCCATACACTCATTTGCAGAAAGACTAGACTTAGGACAAGACTTAGGTATAGTCCCACCACAATGGGCACCAGATATAAAGGCTTACGAAGAAGCAACTAAGATTCTCAACAATAAGTTCATAGAACAGTTTTGTGTGTTAGATAAATTTAAAATTGCTGGCACACCAGACAGAATTGTTGAGTATAACGGCGAGTTATTTGTTGCAGATATTAAGACTGGTCGAGTAGACCATCCTAATAACATAGCAATACAGTTGGCTATATACGCCAACGGCTTGCCGTATGATAGTGCAACGGCAACCCGTGGCACATGGGGAGAAGTAAACAAAGATAAAGCAATCATTATCCATCTACCTGCAGGGACAGGCACATGCAAGTTAATGTGGATAGATATTAAAGAGGGCTTTAAAGGTTTACAATTCTCTATGAAAGTAAGAAAATGGCGAGACCAAAAAGGTCTTGCTACTCCATTCGAATAGGAGAGACATGTCTCACTCAGAAGCACCAATCAGTATAACAATCAAGACAGCAGCAGGTAGTTTAGTAACAGTCCGTGCAAGTGACGGAACAGAACTAGACAACATTGTTGCACAAGGATTAGACGCAATCACATCAGCCACAACAGAACTTGAGAAAGCAATTCGTGGCACAATACCTACACCTATGACAGTAGGACAAGTTGCATCAGCACTAGGCGCCAGTATCAGTCCAATAGATAACTCAACTACTACGCTTGGTGGACGCAACTGTCCACACGGAAAGATGACAGCAATACAAGGAACAGGTAAAGATGGTTCTATGTATCGTGGTTATTTTTGCCCAGCACCTAAAGGTGCGTTTGATAAATGTAAGAATGTTTATCTTAAAACAACTGACGCAGCATGGAACACATTCGTTCCAGAACAGGTTAAGTGAAAACACTTAGACGCTCTATAAAAAAAGCAGAAGTGGGGGGCGAACCATTGCCCCCTGCTTTTCAGGCTTTTGAAAGAGCGGGAATCATACTACGCAGAGCAGAAGTAACAGTAATAGCAGGCACCCCAGGTGCAGGTAAATCCTCAGTTGCGTTAGCAATTGCAGCCAGAACTAAACTGCCAACACTTTACTTCAGCGCAGATACTAATGCTCACACTATGGCCATGCGTTTAATCGCAATGGCAGGTAACATGAGTCAACAAATGGCAGAGAACTTATTAAAGAAAGACCCAGAAAAAGCAAATGAAATATTATTACTTAACAACCATTTGTTCTGGTCATTTGAATCTACACCTACACTTAAAGATTTAGATGAAGAAGTATCTGCATTCGAAACAGTATGGGGCAGAAGCCCTACACTTATTGTTGTAGATAACTTAATGGACATAGCAATGGATGGACACGAAGAATTCCAAGGCATGCGTGCTGCCATGAAAGAACTAAAGTATTTGGCTAGAGATACCAATGCTGCAGTTCTAGTTCTACATCACACCAAAGAAGGATTTGAAAACTATCCATGCCAGCCACGGTCAGCAGTTCAAGGTTTAGTTAACCAGATACCAGCAATGGTATTAACTATTGGGCAGATGAAACAAGGAGATGACAACTTCTTATGTGTAGCCCCAGTTAAGAATCGTTATGGTAAAGCAGACCAAACTGGTAACAACTATGTTACTCTTTCATTCAACCCAGAATCTATGCATCTAGATGATGTTATGATTCGTTATATGCCACAACAACAGGAGTTGGGATGAGTAATCCACGCAAAGCAAAAGGTTCTAAAGCAGAAGCAGATGTAGTTAAATGGCTAAAGAAATGGTTTCCTTATGCAGAGCGTAGAATTGCAGGCTCTCAATTAGATAAAGGAGATATAGCAGGAGTTAATGGTGTAGTTATAGAAGTAAAGAATCACTATCGCCTAGACCTATCAGCATGGGTAAAAGAACTAGAGGTAGAAATAAAAAATGATAATGCATGGACAGGTGTAGTCTTACACAAACGAATAGGTAAAGGAGATGTAGGAGAATGGTATGCCACAATGCCAGCAAAAATATGGATAGAATTAATCAGAAAGATTTTAAATGATAAGTGAACTATTAATATTACTAACATACTTTCAACAAGAAATGATAGGATTATTACTATGGATAAGCACAGTGTTGCTGCCTACCTAGAACATATAGGCGCCACCCTGCCAGCCGTGGGGCATGGTTGGCGCAAGATGAAGTGCCCATATCACGGTGATAAACATGCATCAGCAGCCATTAATTATGATGAGAATAGATTTAAATGTTTTGGTTGTGAAGTAAAAGGTGACGTATACGATTTAATTATACATAGACAAGGAGGTAGTTATAGTGAGGCTCTCAAATTCGCAGAGGACATATCTTTACCAGGCAGCGGAGGAATACGCAAAGCATCTTCATTTAGCAGCAGAGTATCTTTCAACCCGACATCTCTCGGTAGAAGAGGGAATGAAATTTCATCTAGGGATAGTTAAAGACCCACTGCCAGGACACGAATCATATAAAGGTAGGCTAGCAATTCCTTATATAACACCATCAGGTGTTGTTGATATTAGATTTAGAAGTGTCAATAACCATCCAGATGAACCTAAATATATGGGTGTGCCTGGTGCTAAAACTACAATGTATAACGCTCAGGCAGTTCTAACTGCAGGTAATTATATATGTGTAACTGAAGGTGAGTTAGATACAGTTGTCTTAACATCTAAGACTGGACATCCATCTATTGGTATACCTGGAGTTAATAACTGGAAACCATACTATGGAAAGATATTAGATGACTTTGAAGTAGTAATTGTATTAGCAGATGGTGACAATGCAGGCTTAGAGTTTGGTAAAAAACTAAGTAGAGAACTAGGTAATGTTAATCTATTACAAATGCCAGAAGGACATGATGTGAATAGCATTATTGTGCAAGAAGGAAAGGAGTGGATAGATGAGCGAATTAGAAAATGTCTGGGATAATGATGAAGAGTTCTGGGATTTTGTAGGAGAAAATAGACGTATGGTTGGCCTATCAGTATCAGATAACCAAGGACTAGATATATTAAATGCACTACGAGATATCTATTTAACTATAGAAAAAGAACCAGACAGTGCTATGCGTATGTTAACATTACTAGGCACAGTTATTTATGCCAGCAGTATAGGAGAAGGCAAGCAGTTTACAGATGAAATACAAGTAGCAGCAGCAATGGAACAATTCGATACTAACATTAAGGATATATTAGATGAAGAATCCAGGTGATGTAGATACAATTACAAACGAACTAACAGCCATCTTGTTAAAAAAACAACAAGACTATGGCCCATTTAATATAGCCCACGCTCCAGGCGGGGCTATGAATGGACTACGAGTTAGGATGCATGACAAGTTAGCAAGGCTAAATAACCTAGTAGATACAGGCAACACGCCGAATTATGAGTCAGTCGAAGACACCCTTATAGACCTGGCTAACTATGCTATAATAGGACTATTGGTACAAAGAGGACAATGGGAAGGTGCTGACTAACCAGTGAGTGAGGCGTGGGTACAAGAGTATGATTTGCTTGTATCCTCCCTTGCCTCCGAGTATTCTAAAAGATATCCAATGGTTGAGCCACAAGATATCAAACAAATATTATGGCTATGGTTTGTTACACATCCAGTTAAATACAAAGAGTGGTCTAAATTACCAGCCAAAGATAAAGAAAAACTAATTGCTAAATCATTACGTAACGCAGCATTAAAGCATTGCGAAA